GGAGCATTGAGCGGGAAGTCGACCCCCTCGGCTACAACGATGTAGCAGTTCGGCCCAAGGGCATCAAACTTGCCACGCAGTTCCTTGTCGCCGTCTTTAAGGCGGTCGCCAAAGCCCGTCTTTGAGTAGATCTCCCAGTAGGTAATAAGGTCGTTCGTCTTACCGTTCTTCTTCTTGTGCTTGTAACCTCGCTCGCTCTCCCCAGCTTGAGAGGAGTAGCTTTCTCCGCTGCCACGCAGGTCTTCACGGTTAAGGTTGAACTTGTTGGCAACGTAGTCGACCGGATGAACTCGCTTGCGGGCACACCAGAGGATGTCTTCAAACTCGTCTGCGTCAGGGTCCCAGACGAGGTTGTCTACCGAGTCGAAGAAGCTGCCGGCCATCTTCAGTTCTGAGCCGGGCGGCTGGTACAGCTCATGCCACCAAACTGACCCGCCCTTAATGAACGCTTCCTCAACAACCTTTCTGGAGTGCTGTTTAAGGTTCAGTTCGTTCGGCGTGTAGTTCAGGTACTCCTGCAGCAACGAGGATACGAGCTTCCGTCTCTCCAGCATCAGCTGCTGCTGCTGTAGCATTTGCTGGTACTGCTGCATGCCAGGGTCTGGCATCATCACCGGCTGGCCGTCTGGGCCGACCACCGGCTGGCCGTCCGGCCCCATCTGAGGGACTGGGGGCTGCGGGAAAATCCCCAGGAGCTGTGGGCCGATGATTGGGTAATCCTTCGGCGTCACAGTCCTAGTTGGGTTTCGGTGGTGAATTACCGCCGTGAAGAGCCGGACGGCCTCCCAGACACGGTTGATCTGCATCCTGAACTCCGGCGGGTCGATGCCGCGTGAGTACTTGGAGAAGTACTTGGAGCCCCACATTGCGTCAGGATCGCTGCAGAAGAAGGACATCGCCTCCTGAGCGTCTTCCGTAAACGGCTTCTTGTGCTTCTCAGCGAGCTTGATTTTCTCAAGCCACTGCTTGCAGATCGGTCTGAGAGGGTTGTCTTCCATGTAGGGTTACTGTCCCTTTTTGCGTGGTTCAATGGCCGAAATCTTCTTCTCCAGTGCGGCCACCTTTTCTGACAGAATTGCGATCTGTGGGTCACGGGGCTTGTGCTCCCAAGTCCCGTACCGTTTCCACTCCGGGTACTCTTCCAGGCCTGGGTCTGAGGAGTGGTGGACAGACGGGCGGTCAGAGCCACCGTACCCAGGCGACAGAACCCACAGGACGACCGCACGCTGGCCAACCTGAGACACTAGGCCAATCGCCGGGTCGGCGCCATCATGGGCGTAATAGTGGACCCAGTCGCCAAGACGGACCTCTGGCATATCAAACGGTTTCATTTCATTCACTCTTCACGGGGCCTAGATTGACGCCTTTGTTGTTTTCGTCCCGCTGGCGTCGTTTGCGGTCTTCAAGCCACTTGACCCACCAAGGGTCCGGGCCGACAGATTTGGGGGGCGGGAAGTACTTGGGCTCGTAGGCGCACATGTACTCCAAGCACTGGACGGCGTGAACGTCGCCGCGTGTGTACGGAACGTCGGTCACGTACACCTGCCCGTTTACGTTTGTCGTCTTCTTGCGATACCGCTTAATCTCCCGCAAGAGGTTCGGGCACGCAGCCTCTAGTATTTTCAGCCTGACGCTGCCATCGCCACGGATGTGCATCATCTGTCGCACAAGGTTTGTGCGAGCCATGATGTCGTCGGAGCCGGGCACAAAGCTGTAGTTTGTGGCTATGCTGCGAATCTTTCGCTTGCGTAGTTCCTCCGTGTACAACTCATGGGGCAGTCGGCCTGAGCCAAGGTCACGCAGCGTGCCGCCGTGCATATCCATGATGAACGAGCGGAAGTTTTGGCCACGGCACTTCTTCCCAAACTCTTCGCCCCAGATGAGGGCGTTACAGTTTCTGATGTAAAGCTCATCGTAGATCAGAAGGAACGAGTCGTCAGGCGGGACGGCCGCAAAAATGCTTGCCATGACGGCGTGTCCGGGGTCGATTGCAACGTAGCGGGTCCAGTCATCAGGCACCTGCGGCATCTCTTCCCGCTTGAGGATGTGTACCGCTTGGTTAAAGTTTGGGTACATAAGCGTGGACTCCGTGGTGAACTCGCCCTCCGCACGCATGCGAAGCTCGTCTGCACCGAGAGCACTCCACCGCTCAATGTTCTTACGCTTCTCCTCCTCGTCAATAAAGTTGTTATCTAAGAAGCGGAACGTGAACTTCTTGATGATTGGGTTTGGAACATTCTCTTCGATAGCGCGGTCTGCTCGCTCGCACAAACCAATAAGGGCGTCATTTTTGGAGTGCGGCATGGCCGACCAAACAAAGCGGCCTTTGCGGTCTGCGAGACGAGCCTGCGACTCACCTACGAAGTTTTCGTTATTAACATCCTCGTCAATCCAAATAAGGTCGGCCTGGTAGCCTTGCGGGGGCTCTCCCTCAGACGAGAAGCACCAGATCGTCCAGCCGTTTGTTAACTCAACCTTGTTGAGGTAGCCCGCGTTCTTCAGGACCCAAGATGTCTCCTTGATCATCCGGGGAGGTATCAGTGGTGGGGCCGGCTTGCTGCCTGCCTTATCCTCGCCTGGGCGAAGGGATCGCCACTGTCCGGTTTCCTTGTCTTTGACAATGAGGAACGCACCGGCCTTCAGCAAGATGGGGTAAATTACGAGTCCGATGTGTGGCCAGTTTCTGCCGACAATCGCTAGGTTGCCACCTTCCTTCGGGTACTTGCCGTGCGGGTCGTTCCCGGTAGCGGCCCTAGCTGCTTCTACCGCCACGGCAAGTGTCTTGCCACCACGGTTGCCGCCAAGGACGATTCGCTCAGACGCAATGCAGGAGTGGAACTCTTCTTGGTGAGGCATTGGCTCGTACAGCCGCAGTGCCTCCAGCTTCCGCTCATGCAGCTCGGCCTGGACTTCCTTGAGTTGCGACAGAGCGTGAGTCGTCAGCCCGATGCTTTTTGGAGCGTCGGGAAGTTTTGGCGGCGGTACTGGCGGATGCTTTTTCACTCCACTCCCCGCACGTCGTCGTCGGCAGAGTTATCGGGAACTGCGTCGGCCCGTGGCGGTTCTGGATCGACGGCGGGAATCGGTGGCACTCCCCCAGCGACAGCGTTGCCATTTTCCACCAGCGGCAGTCGTTGCACGTCTTTAGCATTGATGGTGAATGCGGCCTCCATAAGCCGCTCATGGAGTTCCGTTTCAAGCTCTTCTTCAGACCACAGTGTCAGAGGTTTCTTGGCCCCGCCCATGGCGGTGTTTGCACTGGCAAGGCGAACCATGGTGTCCAGCATTTTTGTCCTGAAGGCACCGCCTGGAGCGGCGTCGTAGAACTGCTTCATATAGATGTTGGCAAACCCTCGCACGCCGCCGCAGTACTCCATCAGCACCTCAAGCAGCTCGGAAGAATGCGGGACGTTTGCTCCGCCAATACGGGCCGATGCGATGAACATGTCCACCGCGCCCTTTTCAATCTCAGAGAGACGTTTCTCTCTCTGCTTCTGCTTCCTGCCTGCCTCATGCTTGCGACGGCACGGCTTGCAGCGTGAGTGGAATCCGTCCTTGGATTTATGGAAGTGTTCAGCCGTCTCCGGGAACGACTTTTTGCACTGTATGCAGGTTCTGTTCGACATGCTTCTTCAGGTCCAATGTAGGTTCAACATCAACGATCTTGTTGGTGTTGCTATGCCCTGAACTCCATGTCATCTGGAGCTTCTGGCCAACCGACGCTGCATCCATCACAACTGGCTTTCCGACGCACTTAGGCTTCCAGTGCCCAGCCCACGCATCCCAGTTGCAGAGGACGGGGTTGTAGCCAAGCGTTGTAGAACCAACCAAAGAAAGATCCCGCGTCATTGTCACGTCTTCGGTAGACGCCTTGTCTTCCGCGTACTTGCTTGTCCACTCGTAGTAGAACCACGGCTTGTCTTCTTCGGACTTTGGCTCCGTAACGTCAAAGCAACGCATGTCGTACATGATGAGCCCAGTCGGGAGGGCAGCGCACTCCTGAATGCCGGACATCTTTACGCCAGTGTGGCGGTCGTACATTTCCAGCTGGAAGTCTGGGTTTGGGTTGTCGGACTCATGGTTTTGCCAGCGGAAAACGTAGACGCACTCCTTCGGCGGAGGGCCGCAGTACGGGGCTCCAATGCAAACCGGCCCCTTACTGTAGTGGTCAACGATGTACTCAAACGAAGACTGGAAGAACGGCTTGGCGTCAGGAGAGGCGAC